GTTTATTTATTGGGGGCACGAGTTCGGCATGGTGACCTACATCTCAACTAGCCCGACGTACACACACCTCGGCAAATTCCCCATTTGGCTAAAGGTCAGCCTCACGGAGTGAAGTTACGAGTTGCCCATTAAGCTTCTTGTACTCGTACTTCCAATTGTTCTCCCGATTCACCCACATCCCTTTCTTCCCGATGACAGTCCAGCCGTCGAGATAGTCCAGGGCACTGGACGCGACCTGCCTGTAAAGGTCGATCACGTCAGTGTATGAATGGCCATAGATAGAATGGCAGAAGTCAGTCAGCGTTCCAGCGTCGTGACCAATCGTGTGCTCCAGAGTCTTCCTGATACCTTCAGGAGTCTTGACCGCATCTAGTCCATGTGAAGTGTTATTCTTGTCTAGATACGGACGATCGGACATGGCTTCCGATGTCTGGAGGAGAATTTGCGCGATCTCCGGCGCGTTTCGGTGGTCGTACGCGGCGGATAGGTATTTACCCGCCATGTACTCACGATCGCAAACCTCAGTGTTCTGGTTTGCTCTAACGTTCAGTTTCGCCAAAACGCGACCGAACTGGGGGACTGGACGACAACCAGCTCTCGGAGAGTTGGGAAATCGCTTCCTGTAAAAGGTCGCGTGATCCCGACTCTTCGGCTTGAATGCCTCCGCTTGCATGCCGCACTTCTTCGCGGTCTCTACAATCGCCTCTACTACGTCAGTGGATTTCTCCACGACGAATCCGAGGTAGTCGTCACCACCATGGACATTAGTTGATTTCTCAACTCGCGCCGCCTTAAGGCCAGCTTGCAAAACGCAAGCCCCGACATATGAGTTGCCAGTAGTAGTCGTGCCTTCGCCCGACCACCGCTGTCCCTCAACAGTCGCCTCAATGCCAACACGAGTCCAGACCCTCACTTTGGTCTGTTTCGCGAAATGCCTAACGAACCAATCCGGTGCCCCCAATTTCGAGTAGAACATGGCTTCATGCTTGCGCCATGCTCCACTTTGGGATGCGTCGTTGTTCTTCATGTCACTCTCGATAGGAGTGCCTTCCGCATCGGAGATAATATCTCCCAGATCCGCCGAAGCCATCCCTGGAGCGTAAATAATTACGTTCCCGGTGTTCTTCGGGTTCTGGAGGGAAAATTCCTCCTGCATGCGTGATTGGAGCTTGTCAATAACAGCTCCAACAACCGCGTTGTACATATCGGTTCCTTGATATACAACGCGAGGCTGTGCCCCATGTTCCTTCAAGAGTGTCTCTTGCTTGGCGAAAACGTGCTTTTGCGCGTTCATCCCATCCAGTGTGTACTCTTCCTCGCCAAGAGCGGCAAGCAATGCCGCAGCTTTACCTGGCCTACATTTGGCCAAGTATGCCTTGATCATCTCACCATCAACACGGAATTTCTCCCGAGTGTGGATCTTGGACATAATGATGTTATGCCCTTCGACGAACGTTGCTGGATCTGTCACATTGGGTGGAAAATCACAGCGCTTCTTCATGGCGTGGGCGATAGCTCCTTCGGAGTTCTGCACCACAGTGATGGGTACGTCTGCGAACACGC